TATAATTGTCTCGACAATTTCCGAATCAATTGAACCTTGAGTTAGAATTTTAAGATTAATTTTTTGACTTAATTTCTCATGCCAATATTCTTTTTGTGATTCTAGATCATCAAAATGTTTTATAGGTTCTATTTTTTCCAGATTTTTAAAAACTTCAAAGAAAAATTTACATTCTTCTTTTATGCCACGTTCCCTTTCTGCTAGTTCTTTAATGCTTATTTCTAAAGAATTCTTTTGACGCTCTGCTTGGCGGACTTTTATTTCACTTTCTTTTAGAAATAGTTCTGCCAAAAATTCATCAGAAATTTTATGATTTTTCATATCATATAAAATTCTCTTAACACTAATATCTAGTATTTCAATCTTATCTTTTAAATCATCGTTTTCGAGAACAATATTTTTTAAACTTTCGCTTCTTGTCTTCAGTTCACGCAAACATTGCCACATTTTTGATTGAAGAGTAGGCTCTTTTCCAATAAGAAAATATTTCAATTGGAAATAACTATGTCTTTGATTGATATTATTGGTCTTGAGCAATTCATCAATCTCATCTTTCATTAAATTCGCTTCACTCATTTTATTCTCCAATTAACACATCTTGCTTCCAACAATAGCTCTGAATTTACAGCCATATTCAATCGCATTCATGGCCCATTCAGCTTTAATTAATTCTAATTTACCTTCGTCTGCGATTTCTCCAATTTCCTTGAATGTTTTTTTATTCATAAACAAACCATTCAAGGTTGCTTCTATAAAGTTATGTTTTTTTTCTGCCACAGGAAACAAAATATCTTTTTCGCTGCCAACATAAAAACTAAACTTCTCATCGAGTCTTGGACGAACATTAGTACCAGCAAAAATTAAAAAAACCCAATCCAATGGCGCATGACGCATCCCAACATTAATTAGCGATGTAATTGTTTCTTTGCCTTTGTATGTCGGACAATGTTTTTTAATTTCTAGTATTTCTTCTTTGCTGGCAGATGAATCTGTCACGCATATATGACTTATATTAGGATAGTGATAATTAATAGAATTAATTGTAACTTTAATCATATTCAATGCATTTTCAGGCGCAAGAATCACAAAGCATGTTTTTAAAGATTTTAATGTAAAACTCTTAATGATGAAGCACCTCTCTTAAAATAATAAGAGAAACGATTCTTCATATTCAAATTATTAAATTGAAAAACTATTTATTGTGTCAACTTTATCAAATCCCTCATCTGGATTTACCTTTTGAAAACTAGAAATCATCCTGTTGACAATATCTTCGCCAATCGTTTTACTACCGCCTTGTGATTTTATTTTTTCACTACGAGATCTCATTCGATTAAATAATGTTGTTAAATCAGAATCTTGCATCGTAAAAACAACCGCTCTTTTGAAATAATCTTTATTTTTTACATAATTTAAACAATTTTTTCTAGAATCATATGTCATATTTGTCATGTCAACAACTACATTCTTGCCTGAATCAATCGCTTCTTTGAATTTTTGCTTCAGAATTTCATTGATTCTATCATTGGCATTTTGAATTTTATCATAAACATATTTTGTCCATCTCATGTATTTGGGAGCCTCTTTAACAACACCATATTGCTCCATCCCTTGTACAGAAGCATTTAAAGATGCATCTGGCGGAGGATAAGCAAACATATCATCATATGTCATGCTCATAGAAGATGATACTTCATTGACAATATCATCTCTATTAACGACAAATACATTTTGAGGCGCAAATTTTTGAGCAATATAAGTGCTTTTACCAATTGCAGGAGGACCAATTAAAACAACTAGTTCTAATTTTCCTTCATTATTTTCAGTGCCGAATTCATCTTGAGAAATGGACTCGTAAAGAATGGCATCTTTATTTTTGATCCAGTTCAAAAATTTACTCATTTTTTATCCTCATGTGACACTGACATCAAAATCAATCCTAATTATGTCATTGTAACTAATTGCTGTTGATAAAGCAAATGTACCTAATAAATGATTAGGAGTAAACTTGTTTGCCGTCCATACAGTTACTTGTTGGTTAGGAACATAAACATCATATTCAGAATTAATTCTAATGCCATTAATGAAAACACGAAGACTGTCTTCGATGTAAGGAGTTGATGCCCCTGTAACAGAATAGTTTAAATAATTACTAGTAATGGGTTCAAGATCATAATAATGTCTATGTGCATATTCTAAAGAAAACTTTATTTCTGGCTTTACAGAATTTGGCGCTTCAAATGTCCATTGTATTGAACTTGATTCAATAAGATTCAACGAATCAATTGATCCATCACCAAATGTAAGAATCAACGATGGTGTGTTAACATCAATGGTTAATTTGGTTGATTCATCGGCAATAATGGCCAGCTTATTTCTTTCAGCTTCAAGCATTCTGACAAAAGGAACAGGATTGGATATCAAAGGGTATCCAAGCTCCTGATAGGTCAATAAATCGCCTGCACTGATTGTTTTTGCTCCATCTGTATGTTCAGCAATATTATGTAAAGATTCGTCAACAGCAACAGAACTTAAATTGCCATCTTCTTGAATTGATTGATTTAATCTATTGGCAAGTGTGCCAACAGTACCTGAACAATTTCTAAGAATTTCTTGGTGTACATTAACTACACCATTAATCAATTCATCACGATCTGCCAGTGTCTTTAAAGGCAGATTGTCATATTCCCAATGATAAGGCTGATTGCTTTGATATTGTGGAACTGGAAGGCTATTAAGGTCCGGCATTTTTTCTCCTCAATTATTTAAATAAAACTCAAAGTCCAATTCCAAATAATGCTCATTTCACTCGTTTTGGTCAAATCTGGAAAAGAAACCATGCTGTAAAGATCACCATTGGCCATTTGTAAGGCCATTTCATTCAAAGTTTCTCCAACAGCATCGCTAGTTGTAAGTACTGATGTTAAAGTAACTTGAGAAGGAATCTCAGGATCTAGAGCCGAAATTACTGGCTTTACTGAAACTGGAGATCCTGAAAACAAACCATTTCTACTGGCATTAACATATTTAAGATTGCCGCCAGCAGTGCCTCCCGTACCAAAAATCATACGATTAATGTAATATTGGTAGTTACCTGTAAATTTGTTTGCCAAAGAAGCAGCCAAAGCCTCACGGCCACCGACTAAAACGGTATTTTTAAACTCAATGATTTTTTGTTCTCCCGAAGTATAGTTGATGATCATTTGAACATCACCACGGGTTTTAATTTTAGTACTGATGTCTGTCATATTTTTCCTTCTTCTTTCGATCCATTTGAATATTCAATTCTATAAGATATCACCTCGTTGTGTTTAATTAATTCATTTAGCATAGAATCATTTTTATTAGACAACGATGTAACCACTGTATCCAATGATTCTTCTGTTCCAGTAACAAAAGGACTTCCGTTCCTATTTATATTTTCAAAAGTATGTTCTGGCTGATTTGGATATGGCCCTTTAATAGTAGCACCTTTACTTTCATATTTATATATGCTTACAGTAGCAGGCGTTCCGCCATTAGAATATGTTGTCCAATAAGAATCTCTACCATATAGTTTAATTGTTGTGCTGCCAATAGGATCATTTCCATCAATATCTGCAATCCAATAATCTTCACCATTCACCTGAACAATATAATTTTCTTTAAAATTATTTATGATTGGATCTGTATAAGGTAGTATAGTATTGGCACCGTTTTGAATTCCAAAATTTGTTTCGTAATCAACACCAGAAATTTCAACATTTAATCCACGATGTGTCATGTAGCCAACAACATCTTCAATAAGTCTTTGATTTACCAATAAATTTGTTCCAACAATTGTGCCGCCAATATAACCAGAAATATAAAACTGATCATCTGTTCCAGTTACAAGACTTGTAATTTGATAATCAACTGAAGAAATTTTCTGATAAAAATTTGACCCTCTGATCATACTACTAATTGGCAATAAATCTGGATTATTTACAATTGTTCTTCCTCTGTTTGTAACAGTTAAAACACCAATTGTTCCCGTAGCCACTGCTGTCAATCCATTATAAATTGTATAAGTTAAACCACTAACAGAAGATGTTGGCATTGTACCATCATATGATAAAATTAATTTACCATTTGGATCAATATTCAAAATAGTATAATTAGTCATACTATAAGCTGGTATTTGAATCTCCCACGCCGAAACTGATGTTCCCTGATTAACATCAAATTGTGACTCAACGCCAAGATCGGCAAAATCTTTATCTGAATCTGTAAAAACAACATAATCATCTTGATAAATTTCACAAAGCGAACCATAATTAAAATTATCAATTACAGGATTGATAATCCTAAAAGCAAAAGAGCAAGTGCTTTGTGTTCCATCATATGCAAATAAATTATTACACTCATCAATAGGTTCAGTTGGCGATGTTGTAAAATGTACGATATTGTCTTCTACTCTATCGATAAGATATGATCCAATATATGATCCGCTAAGAATTTCCATGATGGCGCTCCCATCATTTCTCATTCCACGATTAGTCAATTTGGCAGAAGGACAATAAACTACAATGTCGCTATTATAAGCAGTTCCTGAAACGGAATTAACTATTTGTGTCTTATCCGCCAATTCATCTCTGAAAACACAATTGCTATTTGATAAATTATTTAAATTGCTTCCCTTCATTGTTCTATTAAAGTACACTTGTCCTTCACCTGAAATACAATATTGATTAATACTATGTTTAATTAAAACTTCAATATTTTCAATTGGTGATGTAATAAACTCTTGTAGACCTCCATAAAACCTAACTGTGTTTAGGACAGCATGAAATGGAACAAATTCCCTTATAACTTCATGAAACTCTCTAATTCTATCATCTGATATGTTTTCTATTTCGACATCAATGTTATAACTGCTACTAATGCAAGAAAAACATGTATCGACAAAGTTTTTATCAATATCACATGGTGCTTTGGAATTGCGAATACTGCCATTATATTCTTCCATATTGTAAATATTTTCACTATATGGAAATTCTGTTCTTACTTTACCATAAACAATAAAATCATGATAAGGATGTCTAGATGGTATAATCAAGTTGAACAAAACATCATCTGGCTCTATCCCACGAACATTCCAATTTTTAAGAGGATAGGTTTGATTTACTTCATCTCTATTATCAATTAATGGTAAAAGTCGAACGTAATCTTCAAGTGATTGTTCTGTTGGCGAAGGAATTGTCTGATACTGATATAAAACTCTTATAATGTCTCCAGCAACCAAAACAATTGGATCAACAAGAAGAGTGTCTCCAACCCATGTCATTGTTGTTACGCCATCAACAGTTGAAAATGTTACATAATCAGATGTTAATGTTGTGTAAAAATCACTATTGACTGGTCTAATGTAAAGTTCAAAATTATCATTATCCAAAGGAGTTATCAGTGTTTTTTCTAAAATAAAATCAAAACTTAAATTTTCGTATAAAAAAGATTCTTGCCAAGTGTATTTTGAAATTACTTGCCAAAGTTGCTTATAACTTACGA